TTCGTTCAACTGAATCGTTCTCCGACGTTATTCGTGGACTGCATGTTTTTGGGCAAAAAGTACTTCGCCAAGAAGCAATCGTTCGCGGCGTTGTAGACTTCGCATAAGGGGGCTAGATAAATGGCTACTTTTGACCATACCATCACTGGTGGTGGAACTGTAGGACATCCCGCTAATGCGATTCGTCCTTACATCGTGCAGTCAAAAATCTTTGACGCTGCCGATGACAACCTCACAGCTAACGATATCATCAAAGTGATTGACCTACCGGACAACTCGATTGTTCTTGGCGGTTGCCTTGATGTCCTTGAAGCTGGCGGTTCTAGTGTGACTTTTGACGTTGGTCTTAGCACTGACATTGATGCCTTCTGTGATGGTGTCGATGGCAACGCTGATGCTATCTACAACTTTCACCCTACAGCAGCAGGTATCAACACAGTAATTGCTACAGATGCTATCCAAGTTAAAATCTTGGGTGCAGACTCTGCTGTAGTTCGTTTCCGTGTTATTGCATGTATTGCTGACATTGGTGACCCAACTAAGTTGGTTCAGACTGCATCAGTTCAGACTGGCGTATAATACTAATCAAGGGGGCAGGGCAACTTGCCCTCTTGACTCTTTATTTATTTTGTGATAAAAGCAGGTAACCTTGCCGGGGGTAAATACACATGGCAGCTAAAAAATCAAAAAGCCCAAAGCCAAAGAACGCAGCATTGTACTCACGGGTCAAGGCAGAAGCTAAAAAGAAATTTGATGTGTACCCAAGCGCATATGCAAATGCTTGGCTAGTTAAAACCTATAAGAAGCGCGGCGGGACGTATGCCTGATGGCGAAACCAACGGGCGGCTTAACTAAATGGTTCAAGGAAGACTGGCGGGATGTAAAGACCGGCAAGAAGTGTGGTCGTTCTGGTAAGGATAAAAAGAAACGTCCCTACCCAGCCTGTAGACCTGCCAAAGTCGCAAGCCGTATAACTAAAAAAGAAGCAGCTAAGAAGACAGGGCCACGAGCAGTAAAGTGGTCTGTTACTGCATCAGGAAAAAAAAGAAGTAGTGGACGTAAGGCAAAGTATAAGGCATAATGTCGTCAAAGGAGATGCTTTATGAATTATATAACAAGTAATGTACCCTACTTCAAAGCGTGGGTACGCAGAGAATACACTACAAACTTTGACCGATATCAGGGAGAGTTTCTTCACGCAATGGTGATAGCAGTCACCACACTACCGATGAAAACCTTGTCCTTTCAAGTTTTATTTACCGGGTGTGAAGACGAAGAAAACAACGTACATGGTGGGGCTATGTGGGCAAGGATGCCCCTAACAGCCCTAGTCGGAGACACACCCTTAGATGAATGGCCTGAACCAATACCCACTTATCTTGCCCAACCGTGGGACTGTCAATCACATCATCATTCGGTGTTTGTTTTAGACAGAGCGACCCCCTCCCCGTGGTTGGCAAAGATAGACGGAGAGTTTTACCCAGCGAAATACTACTTCACAATTGACTACACCAACACCGAAGTAGCAGACGACCCAGCCCAACACAAACAAAGTCATGTGTTAGAATTAATGGATGCTGGTAAGTGGACAGGCAATATAGTTGCACTGCCCAATAACAGAGTAAGGGTAACTAACCCTGCTTGGTTTGTAACGGGCGATGGACCACCGGATTTCACTCCTAGTCAGTGGGTTCACCATTCTAAACAAGACCCGAACTATGTAGAAGATACAGCACGGGTATTCGATAATCTTTATGCGGAGACAGAAAATGAAGAAAATGATGAAGAGTAAGGGCATGGCGCGTGGCGGCAAGATGAAGAGTAAAGGTATGGCTCGTGGCGGCAAAATGATGAAAGCCAAAGGCATGGCACGGGGCGGCAAGATGATGAAGTCTAAGGGTTCATCTCGCGGTGGTGCTATGACTCTCGCATCTATTCGCAGCGCAGCCAAAACAAAAGGCTACAAGTTAGTTAAGGTGTAGTAATGGCTAGACCCGGATTGTATGCCAACATTGCCGCTAAGAAACGTAGAATAAAAGCTGGTAGTGGAGAAGCTATGCGTAAACCCGGAAGTAAGGGTGCGCCAAACAAAGCCAACTTTAAACGTGCAGCACAGACAGCTAGGAAAAAGTAATGGCTCGTAAAGCAGACAACATGCCAGCCCGTAACAAAAAGAACTTCCGTTCCACGAAGTCTGGTGCGGGAATGACTAAGGCTGGCGTTGCTGCTTATCGAAAAAAGAATCCCGGCAGCAAGTTAAAGACTGCTGTTACCGGAAAGGTAAAGCCGGGAAGTGCTGCAGCTAAACGCCGCAAATCTTACTGTGCAAGGTCAGCCGGACAGATGAAGAAGTTTCCTAAAGCAGCAAAAGACCCAAATAGTCGCTTACGTCAAGCGCGGAAGAGGTGGAAATGTTAGCAGCCCTTATTGGACCTATAGCAGACCTTGCTGGAACGTGGATGTCCGGCAAAGTCGCAGAGAAGAAAGCTCAGTCAGCTACCAAAGTAGCTATGGCACAAGCAGAAGCCGTAGTTATGCAGAAAAAAGCTACCGGGGAGATTGACTGGGACTTGGAGATGGCGAAGGGTAGCCAGTCATCTTGGAAGGACGAATGGCTCACTATCTTATTTAGTATACCGCTTATCTTAGCCTTCATTCCGGGGATGGAAGACATTGTACGTAACGGATTTCAACAATTGGAGCAAATGCCTGAATGGTACCAGTACAGCTTGGGCGTTATTGTTGCTGCAAGCTTTGGAGTCCGGTCAGCGACAAGGTTCTTTGGTAAGAAGTGATGACTGTAGAAGCATTTCTAAAGTGGAAGATACTTCCTAGATTTATGATGTTAGCCAGCACAGTAATGTCTTGGCGGTGTGCCGAATGGTTCATGGATTTGCCTGACCCTACAGCCTCACAGTCAGCGTTCGTCAGTGTTGTAATGGGCGTAATGACAGGCGTTTTTGGAATTTGGATGGGCCACGAACACAAGGGGGATAACGCAGTTGAAATCCGCAGCAACAAAACTCAACGAAAGTAGCGAAGTCACAATTCCCCTGCGGAACTTGATTAGCATGATTGCGTTTACTGCTGTCAGTGTTTGGGTTTATTTCGGCCTCACTGAACGCATTTCGTTTCTTGAACACAACCTAGAATTGACTATGCAAGAAGTTGAAGAGAATGACGACTGGATTGATAAGTTTGAGCCACCTAAATCTGTACAGGATACAGTAGGTAGAGTTCACGAACTAGAAATAGAGTTAGCTAAATTAAAGTTGCAGATGAAAGTTTTGCATGACTAAGAAGAGTCCCTGCAAGGGAATTTGTGTATTGGATAAGGAACGAGTTAAGTGTATCGGGTGTGGACGAACCATCGACGAGATAATTAGCTGGGGTAAAGCCAAATGAAATACAGAACAGAACATTTCCTAGATAAGTTAATTCACCATGAGGGTATGGTGCTTACTGTGTATGAAGACAGTCTGGGCATCGAAACTATCGGCATTGGTCGCAACCTTAAAGACAGGGGTATCACCAAAGAAGAGTTAGAATACATGGACATCCCCAGCATGGATGTGGTTTACGAACACGGTATTACCGAAGCTGATGCCCGTTACCTTGCCATGAACGACATCCGTATAGTCGAAAACGAATTGTGTCGAGTTCACCCTTGCGTTGAAGACTTAGATAGTGTAAGACAGTTAATACTAATGGACATGGCATTTAATATGGGTGTTCCCCGCTTGTGTAAATTTAAAAACATGTGGGGTGCAATCCACGATGGTAACTACGAGGTAGCATCTATCGAAATGATGGATTCCAGATGGGCGAAACAGGTAGGTTCGAGGGCTGTTAAACTTTCGGACGCGATGAAAGCAGGGGAGTTTTAGGGTGGCATACACAGAAACAAAGAGTAAAGGTTCTTCAACAGTAAAACAGGTGTATTCAGGCCAAGACCCTAAGACTGGGTTTAGTCGGTTTATCGGAAGTGCCAAATCTAGCAAGGGACGTAAGGCATCAAGAAGCGCAGAAACATCAATCTTTGAAGATGTTGGTATTGCAGTTTCTAAGGCTTATGAAAAAGTAAAAGCAACTTATAAGGATTTGACAGATTAATGCCACCACGCAATCACAGGGATTGGGTCAAGACTCCCAAAGTAGAACACATCAGTTCTTCAATCTACTCTAGTCACGACATCTATAAGCAGGAGCAAGAAAACATCTTCTCTAAAGTGTGGGTGCCAATGTGCCATATCTCTGAGATGTATAATGAAGGTAACTACAAGACCTCACAGATTGCTGGACAGAATGTAATTGCAGTTAATACCAAAGATGGTGTTAGGGCATATCGTAACTACGGATTTAATTCGCCTTCGGGTACTGTAGCTGCACCAATCGTAACAGTTGAACCCCAGCTACACTGTGAAGTAAAACACGGCGGCATGGTTTGGGTTACCCTAGACCCTAACCCAACACAAAGTGTAGACGAGTGGACAGGCGGTGCATTCGACTGTATTGCGGATGCTATCGACACTGAAGAGATGGAAGT